AATGCCATTCGTACTCTCAGTAAAAGACACGTATCGTCAAGCCGTAGAAGCCGCATCTGGCGGTCGCAATACCGTCATGTATGACGATAAAGGGAATCCGTCCATCATGGTGTTCATCCCTCGTTTTAATTTAGCAGACGTCATCGATGGCGCGCCAAACTCACCGCACCCAGCGTTCATCGTCAATGGTGTCGTCAAGGACGGGATCTGGATTTCGAAGTATCAAAACGTCATTCATGACGGACGCGCATACAGCCTCCCGGGTATGAACCCGGCGACGAGCATGAACATCGATGCCGCATCTGCTGCCTGTAAGGCGAAAGGTGCGGGCTGGCACTTGATGACGAACGCTGAATGGGCAGCGATTGCGCTCTGGTGTAAGAAAAACGGGTCAATGCCACGAGGGAACAATAGTTATGGGAAAGACCATGCTGCAACGCACGAGACAGGACGTCTCGTCAATCCAGGAACACCGGATAAAATCTTAACAGGTACAGGACCAGCATCGTGGGCACATGACGGTACGACAGCCGGTATCTACGACTTGAACGGAAACATTCATGAGTATGTCGATGGACTCCGACTTGTGAACGGGAAGATTTGGACACATAAGGATAATGATTTTGGGACAGATCCGAACAGCCTTGCGGCATGGGTCGATACAGGTGTCTTCATCGACAATACTCTGGCTGGAACGGCAGATACGACTGGAACAAAAGCACCGGGATCAATGCAATTCGCAAGTGAGCGAACGAATCCAATGACGACACTTGGTGATTTGGACAACAACTACTCGTACAACTCACAGACTTTTGAAACGATGGCAGCGAAAAGCGGATATACAGTACCTGAATTACTGAAGTATCTGGCGATTGCTCCAACCGTAGGATCTCATGGTCTTGATGTATTGGAGGTTCGGAATTATGGAACTCGTGTCGCATTTCGTGGCGGATATTGGGTTGCCACTTCTGCAGCTGGCTTGTTCTCTATGAACCTTCGTAATCCACGTACAGGTGCGTATTCAGATGCCGGATTCCGATCAGCATTCGTTGGTTGAATTTATTTGACATTCTGGACTCCTATATTAGAGGGACGCCTTAAACGGCGTTCTTTTTCTACGTGAAAATATATAAAAGAGGTGAAACATATTGAGAACACACCATTTAATCGAAGGTGCTTTTGCGATTTTTGGTACTGTAATGACGGCATTATTCGGAGGTTGGGACGCTGCATTGAAAATTTTAGTGTTTTTGATGATTGTCGATTATGTAACTGGATTTTTAGCAGCGTATAAATACAAGCGGGTTAACAGTGACGTCATGTTCTGGGGTGGCATCCGAAAAGGCATCGTTTTTATTGTTGTCATTATCGCAGTCTTGCTTGATGAATTGATCAATGGCGGACTGCCGATCGTTCGGACGCTCGCTTTATACTATTACATCGCACGTGAAGGGTTATCCGTGGCGGAAAATTTAGGTCTCTTAAATGTCCCGATGCCACAACAAATGATTGATGCGTTGACACAGCTTCAAGGAGAAAAGGAACCACGCACTGTCGACACGATCATTGAGACGGCAGCCACGCAAGAAGAACAAGTCACTCCCATTTCGAGTGAAGTAAGTATTGCAGAAGTAAAATCAGATGATCATCACGATGAAAATCAAAAGGAGGCAAAATAATGTATTACGACAAACGAAATCGAGCAACATTGAATGAATTGGCGCCGAACACGAAACGACTCGCGCTCAAATGGTACGAATATCTGATGAAGAACGATATCGAGATCTTGGTATACGATGCACGACGTACGGAAGCCGAACAACGCGCTAACGTCAACTCTGGAGCATCACAGACGATGCGGTCGTATCACTTAGTCGGACAAGCGCTCGACTTCGTACCAGCTGACAAAAAAGGTAAAGTGTATTGGAAAGGATACGGTCGTGCTGACATCAAAAAAGCCATCAAAGAAGCGCAACGTCTTGGCTTTACATGGGGGGGAGATTGGGACTCGGACGGCAATCAACGTGACGAGACCTTCATCGATTCGCCGCATCTGCAGTATGAGTACAAAGGATATGGTACTGACAAGGTACTTGGAGCAGCACCAGCTTCAAAGCCTGCAGCTAAACCAAAGCCAGCGCAAGGAGACGGAAAAGCCATCGTCCCGTTCCCAGGCAAACCGTTGTATATCGGAGCAAAAGGGATGAAACAGAAAGACGTTGAACGTATTCAACGCGCGGTAGGGGCGTCGATCACAGGAAAGTACGACAAACAGACGGAAACGAAGGTCAGTGCGTATCAGAAGCGAAAAAAACTGGATGCAGATGGTGTCGTTGGTCTGATCACCTGGAACTGGTTATTCTAACGCAATCCACATTAGGAGTAATTGGTTTATCTCATCATGCCTATCCTCACGGGTAGGCTTTTTTGTTTGTGTTAAAATGGGTAAATATGGGTAATTAATGATATAGTGAAGACTCCCCATAAGGGAATCCAGGGAGAGGTCGGGCGAAGTCGAGGGTGTGATGACTGGAATTCGCGAAAGGGGACCTCCCCTTTCCCGTTTATTGGTCAAAGACGAAGGTAACTTGCTCGTTCGTAACAATATCTCGATTATTTGGAAGGATGACATTGATTTTCTTCATGCAGGATGTTTTGAGCAATAGATCGACTTGGCTACCTGTTGTGAGTGTATCAACGACTCGTTTGATTTCAAGGACGTCTCCAGTAATCGCTAGTTGATTTTCCCCAAGTAGTAATATCTTCATTTTTTCACTGCCTCCCGTTCCCGCGACGAGTAGCTGCACGCTTACATAAATTTATGGGTATTTACCACATCGAGGGCACTTAGAAACACACTCATTGCACACCGTCCGTTTTAAACAGCCATTGCACAGTCCGTTGCACAGTCACGGCTAAACAAGATATACTGACATACAGATAAGTACCCCTCTCCGGTTACTGGAATGCACATTAGTATATATTAAAAAATTAAGTTATAGTTCTACCAGTATTACGGTTTGCGTCGGAAACGTCCGCAGGCTTAAGCGATTTTGTGAGAGGTAAGTGGGAGTCAGTTCCCACTCACTTCCCACTTTTTTATTTTTCGCCAAAAAATTATGAGCCGCTCGATTGAGCGGTTTTTTTTGTCGTCCAATAATAGCGCGAATTGATTGGCAGTGTTTTCCTGTAACGTGTGAATTACGTAGGCGTACGTGGCCATCGTCGTTTTGGCATCTGCATGACCGAGTTGTTCCTAGATGACCTTCGCGTGCGTTCCCACTTCAAGCAACAACGTCGCATGGGTATGACGCAATCCGTGCAGGGTGATTGAGGGAAGGCCTGCGGATTCGAGTGTCAGGTGATACCGTCTCCGAAGTCCTGAGTGCCACAAGTAGGCGCAGGTCACACCCGTACAGATGAGGTCTTCTTCGTTGCGCCAGCCGAGCCGGACTTGATCATACTTCTGTTCCCGTCGGATTCGCACTAATTCTTCGATGGCGACGTCCGGAATCGTGATGACGCTGACTTTCTTTCCCTTCATCTGCGAAAAAGAATACCCACCAGCCGTCTCAATCGCTGTCCGCATGACCATGATGCGTTTACGTTCGAAGTCAACGTCCGACCAACGGAGTGCCGTCACTTCCCGTGCCCGCATGCCTGTGTAGGCGATCAGCATGACAGCTGCATAGTTCCCCGTCGTCATGACCGTCCGAGCTGTCGTCACTTCCTTCGACTCCATTTTCTTGAACCAGGCAGGGATTCCTTTGACGATGTTCACATATGAGTGATAAGTCGTCTCGGCTTTACTCAGTCGGACGTGATCCTCGAGCCACCCGTCAAGCAT